AGTATTATTAAACATACTGGAGGACAAATGTCTAAAGAAACAAAACAAGATGAATTTAAAGTAGTGCTAGAAGATGGCAAAGAAGTAAAATTTGACGATCTAAAAGACGAGCAAAAAGTAATGGTAAATCAAATCAGAGATTTAGATATACAGCTCGGTAGAATGAGTTTTCAAGCACAACAACTTCAAGCTGCAAAGAATCACTTTTCTGCTGAACTTAATTCTTCTTTGAAAGAAGAGAAGGAAGATGCCTAAGTTAAATGTAGTCGCAGGTATTATAGATAAAGTAGTAGATAAAATCGATGACTTTACCCTTGACAAAGCAGAAAAAGCAGAACTCATACAACAGATTAACAAAGCTCAAATTGAGGTTAATAAAGTTGAAGCCAATAGCAGTAGTTTATTTGTTGCAGGTTGGCGTCCTTTTGTTGGTTGGACTTGTGGAGTAGCACTATGTTATCACTTCGTACTACAACCCTTCTTACTTTTTCTGTTACATTCATTTGGCTATCAAGTGGATTTACCAGTATTCGATATGACAACTCTCACGACAATACTTCTGGGTATGCTCGGTCTTGGGGGAATGCGTTCATTCGAAAAAGTGAAGCGATCAGCGTAATGGAATTTAACGAAATCATTGAGAAAGTCCTCGAACACGAAGGGGGTTATGTCAATGACAAAGATGATTTAGGTGGGGAAACAAAGTATGGGATAACCAAACGATTCTATCCTCACCTCGACATCAAGAACTTAACTAGAGAACAAGCCAAAGAAATTTATTATCAAGACTATTGGATTCCTTCCAAAGCCAAATCATTACCAAGAGATTTACGCTATCCATACTTTGATTGTGTTGTAAACACAGGACAACGCAGAGCAGTAAAGATATTACAACAGGCGTGTAATAATAAAAATACCTTTGAAATCAAAGAAGATGGACTTATTGGTGCTGCTACAATCTCTGCTTGTAAAAAATTAGAAGCAGATAGATTTATTTCATATAGAATTTTATTCTATTCTTTGCTAATTTCTGATAACCCCACACAAGAAAAATTTTGGTATGGGTGGTACAAAAGAGCTAAAGGAGAATAGATGCCTACATATATTACAGCCAGAGATTTAAAAGATACTTTTCCTAACTTAGATGAGTTCGACACAAAGAAACCTGTGTATGGTTGGGTGGCAGAATCTACAAATAGATATGTGTCACACGACTCTGGATTGGTAACTGTTCTTTTTGCAGACGGAAAAGATTTAGGTTCTGCACAGTCAGCTTTGTCTGATGTAGATGCAAACGATGAATGGTTTTACGATTCAGCAGCAGATGCAGTATATTATTACAATAGTGGTAGTAGTCCAGAAGATTTATTAATGGAAGCAGGAGAAGATTTTGCTACATTGAAAACAAGAGTAATGCAAGACGCAAGTGATTATGTAGATTCTAAATTAGATTCTAACTTACCAAGAGAACAATTTTTATTAAAAGATGGTACATACGACTATCTTATTAGACGACTAACTTCATTAGTCGCAGCATTCTTTTTAGTGAAAGGGAAAGATCCTACGAGTGAAATAGCAGAAGCGTTATTCGAAGAAGCACAAATGCACATCGCAGACTTAAACGCAGGGAAAGCAAAACTAAGTTATCAGAACACAGGAGATGCTTCAAAAGGTATTGTAAGAAAAATGTCTGTGTCTGGAAGTCTTAATATTGTTGATACTAGAGGAAATTACTTTGGTAGCTATGACAGATTAAAAGTTATTGTAACTACTGGTGGTGCTATTGGTACTGCTAAGTATTCTGTGTTTGCAAAAGATGATGATACTTTAAAAAATAATCAAGTGGTAACAGATGAAGTTATCAATGGAGATTATCAAGAATTAGCAGCAGGATTGCAAATAAGATTTCAAGGATCGTCAGATAGTTCTACTGCAACACAAAATGATGAGTGGGAAGTAGAAGTAACAGGTATTTACGAAGAAACAGAAAATGCCTCTATGCGTTCAGTTAAAATGACTCGTAAAGATTTTAAACAATTCTATCGAGGTAAGAATGGCTCTCGCATCTACTAATGCCTGGAAAGTTAATGTCGAAGAAACGATACAAACTGCAATTAGAAGTGAGTTCTCAAATGCTCTCCCTATTTATAGAAGCAAGAAAACAAATATAGCAGGTAATCAATTTGCTATTCTTAGAGGGGAAAATTCAGAACCTCAAAATACTATGTATGCTAAACTAGGAAGTAATTATAACCTTTCATTAGAAGTATATATATCAGATAGAAAAAGAAACGATATTACTGTAAAGCATTTTTTTAAACAAATATCAAGAGTAGAAGAACTATTTTATTCTTTGGTAGAATTAAATCCATTGTTTAATGTCAGTATAAATAGTATAAATTATAATGACGATGAAGATATTAATGGATATAGAAAAGCAACTTTTGATTTGACTGTAAGGAATATTAGATAATGGCTATTAGTTTTAACAATGTTACATACGACAAAGTAATGACACCATTGCGAGATAAAATACGCACAGAGTTTAAGGGTGCATTGCCTGTCTATTTTGACAATAACTATAGAGATATAGGAACAAAGTCATTGAGAATATATCCTCAATCGCAAACATTGGTAGAGAAGAAAACTCGTTCTTATCTCAATGTATATCAAATGGAAATGGATTATGTTATTAAAACATATAATGATAATGAAAGAGCATTAGATGAAATGTATAAAGATGTTAGTAGAATAGAAACTGTGTTGTTTAACAACTCACACGGTGGATCTACACCATACTTTTTTGAAAGTATGCCTACTATTGAGCATAATATAGACACAGATTTAGAGAATGTATATGTATCAAGAATAAGTGTACCAGTATTGTATGAAGAAGTTTATCAGTCATTTGCAAGGTTTGTAACTTCCGATGATAAATTCTTTGTATTATCTAATGGTTCTTTTTATATTGTAAGGAGTTAATTATGGCTAAAAAGTACAAAAAGAAAGAAGGTGTCTTACCTAGAGGTAAAAGTTACTTAGGGTTAGACTGGGCAGATTGGGCAAGATTAAAGAATGGTAAAGTTGTAGAACTTGATTCTGTGCCTAAAGAAGCCAAAGAATTTTTAGTAGAAATCAAAGATCAAAAAGTTAAAAAAGAGGTAAAGTGAAATGGCAGATTTAGCAGAAGGGTTTAGCCCTAAACAGTTTCAGTTAGCCATCGCTGCTGAAGCAGATGGCATTGGTTCTGGAGAAGAAACAGACGGAGATTATAAATTTATTAATATTGATTCTATCGAGTTCCCATCTTTAAACCCACAACAGGTTTTAGATGTAAGACACGGAGCAGGTAGAACTATGAAAGCTGTAGATATGTTCTTATCAAACAAACTTACAGTAAAAGAAATTAGTTTTTCAGGTATTGCAGATGCTACTATTTTACCAATGCTTCTTGAAAACATTACACAAGATGCTTCAGGTGCTTATGAAATACCATTTAACTATGCAGGTATTGATTTATCTTATGGAGATTCTGTAAGCAATAATACTAAAACATTTGCTGTAGTGGTAGTCACACCAGAAGCAGCTCAACAAATGTATTTTAAGGGTTGTTTCTTAACTTCATTAACTATTAGTGGAGATGTGGGAGAAGAAGCAGGAAGATTAAAGATTTCAGGTACATTTAAATCTGGTTGTATTCCAGCATTAAATGATACTTCTATTGTTCCAACACACAACAGAGCAAGTTTTAATACAAACTACTTTATGACAGATTATGGTGATTCTGGCTCAACAAATGCAGTAACAACTATTGCAGGTATTTCTGATCCAGTAATGAAATCATTTAGTCTTACCATCGAAAACGATGTTGTTATGAGTGGTTATGATGTAAATGGTAATTTTCAACAAATGCACAGAGGTATTCCAGAAGTGGCAGTAACCTTTGAAGCAGTTGTAAAGTATGATGGTGATACAGATAATCTTATACAAACATTTGGAGAACAATCAACATCTACTGTTGCAAATACATTAACAGCAGCAGATAGTGTTACTAGAAATGTAGATATATCATTACCAACTTGTATTATTACCGATGTAAGTTTTTCAGAGGAAGATGCAATGTTTTTATCCGTAAGTAGTAAAGCAGTAGCTGGTACTTCAGGAAACATTGTTTCTATCACAATACAATAATAAAAACGAGGAAAGTCAATGTCTAAAAAGATAACGCTTAAGAGTGGTGTTAAAGCTACGCTTATAGAAATGTCAGTAGATGCTTTTGATAAATGTATGGATTCTGTACAATTTGAAGAAGTAGATGGACAATCAGTAATTAAAAATCAATTTGCACTAAGTACACTATGGATTAGAAATGGTGTAGATGGAGCAGATGATAAGTTTATTAAATCTTTATCAATTAACGATAGAGTAGAATTACAACTAGCTATTCAGGAATACAATAGCTTGGGGGAATAGAAACCCTCTCACTTGAATTAAACATATTAATAGATGATTGGTGTGAGGGTTGTAGATATTCTACCTTTCCATATAAAGCTAAGTTACCTCTTAAAAAGAATAACAGCGTTCACACCTTTACATCTATGGACGATATATGGTATGTAATCAAGCTATTAAAAGAAGAAGTTGAAGAACATAACGCAACCTCTGAAAGAAAGTTTGAAATACACGAAGCTATCAAATCACACCTACCTTTTTTTGCCTGTACTAACAACTTTATAAACAAAGAATATCAACGAGATATACAACGATATACCTATTGTAAAAAGATGAAAGTACCCCCTTATGAAGGATCATACGGAAATCAACCAAAAAAATGGATTGATAAGTGCAATGTTATAGAAAAAATGTTAAATTATATACAATCAAAACATTACAACAATATGAAAAATGGCTAAACAGTTTGAAATACAATTAGAATTTACTACAAAGGGAGCAAATAAATTAATTGAATCCCTTAAGATTTTAGCACAACAACAAAATAAAGTTTCTGCAGCTCAACGAAAATTTAACAACGCAAATCTAAAAGCAGTTACTGCTACCAAGAAATTATTAATGGCTCAAGAAAAGCATCGTTTTGCGATGCTGAAAAACTCTACACAAGTTGCGAAACTTAAAGAGCAAATAAGACAATTAAAAATGCGTAATAAGCAACTTGCAGAATCAATGAAAAAAACTACAAGAGCTTCTAACAGAATGCGTCTTTCTACTGCTGGACTACAAAGAGTAATTGGTTCTATTAGAAATAAAATCCTTCTTGTAACATTTGCTTTTGGTGCTATGGCATCAGGTATTAGAAATTCTATTCAAACATCAATGCAGTTTGAAGCTGTACAAGTACGATTAAATTCTATGTTTGGTTCTGTTAGAGCAGGTGAAAAAGCATTTAGAACATTTAATCAAGTTGCAGCAACGACACCATTTACATTAACAGATGTTGTTGAAGCTGGTGCAGCATTGAAAGCATTTGGTACGAATGCAGAAGAAATGATTAAACCTACTGCTGACTTAGCAGCGTTTATGGGAACTACTGCAACAGAAGCAGCAGCAGCTCTTGGTAGAGCATTTGCTGGTGGTGCAGGAGCAGCAGACATACTTCGTGAAAGAGGTATCTTGCAACTTATTCGTGATACAAAAGGTATTGAAGATTTATCTAAATTAACATTACCACAATTTAGAAAAGCATTAGAAGAAACATTGATTGATCCGTCTGTTGGTATTGCAGGTGCTACCGAAAAACTTTCAAAAACAATGACTGGTTTAGTTTCTAATATGGCAGACGCATTTACAAGAATGAGAGCTGCCATAGGTGACTTTATAAAAATTAGAGGAGTAGTTCAATCTTTGACATCTGCTTTTGAGAATATTGGAGAAAGCATAAGGCAAATCGATGAAAGTCCTTTTGAAACTACAATTAGACATTTGCAAGAAATGGGACAAGAAACTACACAACTTGAATTAACCCAAGCGAGATTAATAAAAACTCGTATGGAAGAAGAAGGTGTTATAGATAATTTAAGTGAAGCAGAAACAGAATTGCAAAGAAGTATGGATTTAAGATTAGCTGCCACTCAAGGACTTGCTGCACTACAAGAAAATTTAATCAAAAATGGCACAAGCGAAGAAGCAATAAGAAAAAGAATTGCAGAAATTGATAAGCGTCAAAAAGAAGCAGCTTTGGGTGGAGATAAGGATCAATTAAAATCATTGAAGAATGAAAGGGAAAGTCTTATAAATATTCAAGATGCTCTCGATAGACAAAGACAAGCAGTTGCTGTTGCACAACAACAAGTTGATGCAGGATTGCTTACAGTAGAACAAGCAACAGAGTATGCAGCATTGGTAGCAAAAATATTAGGATTAGAAGAGCAAGTTGTAGAAGCGAAAAAAGCAGGAAACTCCGAAGATGATAAATCTATAGAAAAAAGAAAAAAATTATTTGATTTTACAGAAAAAGAAAAAGAAGCTATGACTGCTAGAGTTGAGCTATTCCAAGATGGATTTGGGAAAATACTGTCTTTGCAAAAACAAAATTTAGATCAAAGAGTAAACAATGAATTAAAAGCACTAAGAAAAACTGATAAGTTTAGAAATGCTTCTATGGAACAAAGACAAAGTATGGAAGATGATATTCGTGCTAAATTCGCAAAAGAGCAAAAAAGAATATTTGAGTTCCAAAAGAAAATGAGCATTCTAAAAATTATTATTGACACGATTACAGCTAGAAATAAATTAATTTCAGATGGTTTTGGTGCAAGTATATTTGATCCTTCTGCACCGATTAGAGCAAGATTGACAATGGCTGCTCTTATGGCTTCTTCTGCTGCACAAATAGCATTAGTAAGTAAACAAGAAGCTCCAGCATTTGCTCGTGGTGGTTCTTTTGTTACTGGTGGAGAACAATTTATTAGAGTTGGAGATAATCCAGGTGGTAGAGAACGAGTAGATATTACTCCTTTATCAAGTCCAGACTTTGG